GCTAAAGTGTCAATTAAAACAGAAAAGTTGGATCCCTCAAAGTCAAAATCCGTGAAATTACTGTTCGATCTCAGATAATCCTTAATCTGAGTCCGTAAATCATTAAAATCGAGGTTAGTAAACTGATTGAATGACATTATACCCTAGAAGGTTGTAAGATAAATTCTATATTTTGTGTAGGAAGTGGTAATCCAGTGATGTCATATTCAATTTGAATGAATAAATCGTTAGAATCAGGGTTACTTTCCGTGTAAACGTTAGTCAATTTGATTCTTGGTTCAAAGTTTTTCAGTAATGTAATGATTTCTTCCCTTAAATCATCCGAATTATAACCACTATTTAACTCAAAGAGAGTAGTATATATTGATGAACCAATTAATTCATTAAAGAACCTTTCTGATAAATTGGTTCTAACTAAATTTGTGACAGATTTCTTGATTGCATCTTCATTTTTAAGCACAGTTACATCATTAGTAACTGGATGCCTAGTAAAAGACAAACTTATATCTTTAAATGCACGGGAAATTGATGCAGGCATCCAGGTCTAACACACTTTTACATACTATCTATAATGGTTTTGCAATATTTATTATTATCAATAACGTTTTGGGATTGAATCATAGTCTTCTGGACTATAAAGATTCTCAGTTAAACTAATTTTAGACTTCTTTGCTTTATGATACATCACTTCATTCAACTCAAGTTCTTCAGGATCTTCGGTTTTATGTGGTAATGACCAATAATCAGTTGTCAAACTTGTAGTGCCCCACACTTCTTTCATGTAATTTGTATCTCTATCGACTGGTGAATTACCCATTGTTCTCCTCATTAGTTTTTGATAGAACTTTTTGAGGGGTTCCTATCCCTTAAATATTTATTTTTCAAAGTGGTGAGAGTATTGATCATCAATATCTGCTACAACATCAATAGTTCCAGCAGGTTTTGTAGTTTCTTTTGCCGTTTTCCAAAAATAATTTTCATCATTACCTAGTCCATCACGATCATGACCATTCTCAACCTGATAATAAACTGTTGAAACTTTGAAATCAGGTATCTTTGGTTCAATTGGAGTCAAACTATTATCAAAGATACGTGTACGATTATTTGGATACAAACAGAACTGACCATTATCTAACTCAATCAAGTTATGCGATTTGTGCTCTGAAGGATTCTCACTTGTTGAGTAATCAATGCTATCAGGATCTTGATGATAATTATCGATCGTACAGATATAGGTACCTGTTTGTGTACCATAGTCACGAGTATAGACCTCATAGTGCATACTACCAATAAACTGTTTCTGCACAACTGCAACACCGTAGTCCATACAATTCCAAAACTGAAGGTTATGTAACTCCATATCTGGTGTTGGTGTCTCAGGATCTGCTACAAAGGCACTGATAGGCAGTTTATCGTACATTGCCGCATACTCTGGTAAGTATGTCTCAAAATAAAAAGCACGCCCAGGAATCGATTTGACCGATACCCAGACGCCTTTGACAAATTCACCATGACCAAATTGATGATCTGTGAGATATTCTTTTCGTACCCATACTTCCATTGAAGGAAGATTCGCAATCAAGCACGCCATACAAAAGTTAACAGAACTAACTTATCTAGTTAAATCTTACCTTGTCCACGATAACGCTTACGCTTACCATTCCGTGATGATGCGGTATACTTGGTATGCTGTCCACATCCTTGACGGGTCTTCTTGGGGCGAGACTCGATCATCTGCCCACCACTCAATCCAACTTTACTACGTGCCATAATACTCCAGGTTTAAATTCTTTTCGCGATTTTTTTAACGGGGCGGTATTCCCACCCCACTCATAAAACTCAAATAATACGAGTCTTCTCATGCCCCACGCGGATCAGAGGGTCACACCAAATCTCATAACCCTTCTCAATTGCATCGAGACAGAACGAAACGTCCTCACCACACATATCTTGGACTTCGCCAGATTCAAATTCTTGCATCTTCGGAGCAAACCAAGGATAAGGTAAACTCTCAAACACTCCGTGCTTAATCAATACCCACCCGAATCCAGTATAATCAACAGTGAACGGCTTTCGACGCTTGCTCATCGACTCTAACGTCTCATGGTTCATTACACCACCATTATTACGGAAGTCTCCTTCCTCTAACCAGTGGGCGACACTTGTCGTTCGACCATCCTCAGTACAATACCATCCTGCTGCAATATCCTTATCCATTGCAACCAAACGATAAAACTTCTCAGTGTCAAATACAATATCACTATCAATCCATAACTGATAATCATACTTCAGTTGACCATCCCATGGTTTCTGATTTGGTCCTCGAAGAACATTCGCACCTAAACACTTACATCGTGCAAAGTTCACCATCGAACTATAATCTTGTGAAATCTGAATACTTGCACCATTCTGTACTAAATCAAAGCACAGTTGTACAAAGTTCTTCAAATAGGTATATGAGACTCCTCGACCAGGTAGACAGAAAACAACTGCCTTACCACGAATCATTTCCTTTGCTGCTTCTAAATCAAACTCATCAGAGTTGACACTAGTAGGCGGTGCAGCTGCCTTTACTGTAAATCCCTTAGCCATGAAAATGAATTAAGTAACGATACTATTATAACACAGCAAACCAATCAATGCAATTGCTCTGTTTCACATATTTATTACCACACTCAATCCCTGTTCAATATCCTTTAACGTAATACTACCCTGCAAATATAAAAACCCCTTCGCCATCTCTAAGTGTTTCTTTAATGCATACTCCGGTATCCTCTCTAATACCGTAATACCATTATACTCAATGTTATACGTATTCATCTTCAATTCTCTCCAATAGGTACTCTAAGTCTTCCTTAATACGATTATCTCGGATAAAACTTTCGTCATTCTCTATGCGATATTCAATCGTCTCTACAATTAGTTCCTTCTCATAGGGGTCAATTGAAAACTTCATAGTAACATCTCTCTTTTTTCTTTATATATTATCCGAGGTTTTTTAACATAGCAGATAGATTCATATGACCATGCATATATCCCATCACAATTAATCCGATTACTGACACAAACATCCCACTTAATGAATAGACAATCTCTGTGGGGGGTTCTAAGACTTTTTCACTGGGCGGAATTTTTTCTTGGTGTGGGGGTTGGGGATCCATTTTTGGCCTGGGGAATTTTTTTATTTTTGTGATATTTAGAGGTCGATTTTGGGTCGTTGTAGGTTAGGGGTACCTTTGGGTTTTTAACCCGCTAAGGGGGGCGACGGGCACGCTTAAAACCCCCAAATAACTGTTGTTAAGAGATTTTAACATGCCGTTGACAAACTTAAAAACCGTGGTAACCCAGTGATGCCAAGGGATCTGGGCGATCTCTTAAGGTTTTCTTCGGTTGACTGGTGGTTTTCTTTCGCTAGAATAAAAGCAAAGGGAAAACAAAAACATAGGGGCATCAATCGTTCAGAAAAATAACATTTAAGGGGCAAAGATTTCAAAAGAAAATAACATTTAATAATTTTATATTTTTTGAAAATTCACATTTAAGGGGTAGGGGGGTGTTAAGAACTGTTCCCCCCTTAAGTGTTACTCATGCCACCAAAGTGTTGACAGTTTTCTTAGCATTACCATGAGCAGGGAAAGCAACAACAAAGGAACGATCCGATTGTTGACACAAACCGCAAGTGGCACAGGTAACATTCTCGTGAATAGTTGCAGGGCAAACTATTACTTTGCGACCGCTGCTAGTTGTAAAGAACCGGCGAGTTTCATCGGACTTAACAACAGCAACCGCAGGAATGTTATGCTCAGTCATTACTTTATCTGCTGTCTCTACGTTCTCAGTGCTAGCGTTAATCGTAAACCCTTTAGAGTTACAATCCTGCAGCACTTGAATGTTATCAGCAGTCAAAGGGTGATGGGTGTAAGTGTAACCCTTGCGCCCACGGTTAGCATCACTCAACTGCTGCATCTTATCTGCGTCAATATCACCCAAACCATTGTGGGGGAGATCTCCGCTAACATTGTGGCGCCACAGTTGACCCCGTTGCATCTTCCGAACCAACTTAGTGAACTCACCCCAGGAGACGCCACGAGCGCCCTCTGAGACCTTGCGCCAGTGCAGTGCCTGTGGGCCGCTCTTGGCATAACAACCCTTAGCGAAGAAAGGGCACCCCTCCCAGCAGGTTGCCCGCTCGCTGGTGGTGGTGGGGATCGGACCGGTCTTAGCGTTGCTGCTGATCTTAGTGAGAGCGACTTGAGTGGTCATGGCGATCAGTGAAGAATGAAGGAGGCGAGCGGTGTGAGGTTTGCTTGCCTCGTTGACCATATGATTGCAAAAATCAGGGTGCTTTCCACAAGGACTGTGCCACTTAGCGAACTGGTTTTTGAGGGTTGTTTTCTGCTGCGGATCGACTATTGTATGGGGACAATCAAACGAGGTGAGGGGTATCACCGCTGACGTAATCACATCGACACCGATCCTGCCATGAAATAAATTCAAAAATTGCCTCTACTTCTAGTCTAGCATCAGACCGCCGATTGTGCCGCAACCCTGTGCCACTTTATGAACTGGTCACAAGGGGTTGACATATGCTCCCCCATATGATCTAGATTAGATGGTGAATACCTATACCACTTCATACTCTGTCACTGTGCCAGTTCTCCGACTGTCATAAGTACAGGGATATTATACCATGGATTTTTGTAATTTTTCAAATTTTCATATTTTTTAATTTTTGAAATTTTGGTTTTCTGATATTTCTTGACTTCCGGGTGCTTGCGTGCTAAGACCACAAGACCTGAGCACATTTAATAAGACTTAAAGAGACAATAAGATAAGACTTAAAGACTCAATAACCCCTCTCTATGTCACATTTATCCGACACACACTTACGACACATAAAAGGGGAAGATATATTTATTATTACATTTAAAACCTATTTTTTAATGTTTTTAATGCTTTTTACCCCCTTTTACGATACTTTGGACGAATATTAGTCCATGCAGGTCTACCCATAGACTGATTAAACCTTTTCCTTTCTAATACCTCTTCGTACTCATCAGGAGAGAGACAATCATCCCAGTCTCCATCATCAAATTGATTGTACTTTGTTGAAGTGTTCATGATAGAATTAGTTTGTTTTGAGTGGTTGAACTTCATAACGAATCTGATTAGGATAAGTCTTTTCTGCCCACTTAAGTACACGATTCTGTTGTGCCTTAATACCTTTACTTGTTGTTGGTGTTGTAGGCATTGTTCTGGTAGTTTGCATCATTGTAAACTGATCATAGAGTCTCACAAGATAAGTGTTTGGTTGAGTGTTCATGATACTGTCAATTCAGGGTAGGATTTCAGAATGAAGTTGATTGTGGTTTCGGTGAGAACTTTACCATAGTGACGTGAATCTGGTGAATCATCTCGCCATCCACCATACACCTTAGTGAATGTAACCTCTCGGATGTCTGAGGGATCAGAAGGATTGGTGAGAGTGCCGGTGATGGAGTTCATTGCCTTTGGTTGAACTGATGTCAGTGTAAAGGTTCAGAAGTGACAGTGCCTATACAGTGTGCCACTCAGTCAATTGGTCATCAAACCATCTCCTGTTGAATTGACATAAACTGTTCCTCAGTTGATTCATCCACACACTCTTGAATTGTCTGATAGATGTAATCAATGTTTCCTACATCATTGAAAATTCTTTCTGCCAGTTCAGGATTATCAAGAGCAGGATATTCCATATTGTCATCTTCATCAATCATGTAACAATCCTCCTTGGTGTAAATCCATGCCGCACAATGTGCATCTTCTCCCTGAACTTTGATCAGATCGTTGACTTTCTCTTGGAGTTGTTTGAGTGTGTAGTTCATTGTGATTCGTGATCCTCAGCGTCGAAGAATGATGCAACAAAAGAAACAACAAGCAGTAAAGGTACTGCAGCTAAAGTAATCATCACATAAGTCATCATGATTCCTTTGCAAGTGTTTGGTGCTCTTTAATTTGGTTCATTGAATAATCCAATGTCTTCTGTAGATTTTGCATCAGTTCCTTATTGTTTGGTGTGATTGTTTGTACCAACGTGAGTAGTGTGGTCAGGTCAGTTGTTGTTAGAAAGTGCATTAGTCGTCCCCGAAGTTGTTAGAAAGAAAGTCCTCAAGTTCAATGAGTTTATGATCACTCAAAGAGGTAACATACTCACTGATGATAGTAGCAAGCAAGTCAGGATCTTCCCTGCATTTCTCATACAGGAACTCCTCAAGTTCTGTACTAGTATTTGTTGTTAGAAAGTGCATTGTTTTGTTGTTGTGTGGTTTTGTAGTTTTGCAACTCAATTAAACATTGAGTGCATAATTCTGCTGCTGAAAGATGCTTCTCTCGTTCCTCTCGGATCTTTGCAATCTCCCAGTCAACATTCAGAACTTGTGTAATCATCGTAGATAAAGAAAAGAGCCGTAGGGATCACAAACATGAGGGTTATCTGCCAACTGAGTGATCAGATACCTCACACCTTTTGCAGGTGCTTTGTATGATGCTGGTTTGTAACATTCACCAGTGTTCTTGTCAACAAACATCCAACAAGAACGACAATCATCTTTTACACCATCACGATCAAGTCGCTGCCATACCTTGATATACTTTCGACCAATCTCCATCTCTAATTGATGATAAAGAGAACGACCAGATTCAATCGAATTGACTTTCCATTCATTGTTGACAGTTTCAACCAGTGCCTCAGTCAGAAATTGTGCTTGAGTCATGAGTTCAGATGAGTGAGTTGTCTTGTGCATATCCTACCATGAAAAGGGGGAGTGTCACCCCCAAATCCAGCGGGCGATCCGCTCACGCTTGCGAAGGGGCATCAGGCGGGTGTATTCAACCCAGCGAGGACCAAGTTCATGACGCTTGATCATTCCCTCTGCTGCCATCACCTTAAGAAACATTGACAGACCGGTGCGTGCTTCATTGGGCATCCCCAGAGCGGCATTGATGTCAGTGGGTCGCATCCCGTCCTGCGCCATACCATCGTCGCCATCATCCATGGGAAGAACAGACAGGATTGCCCAAGCGTAGGTGGCGCCGAAGGACTTGCGGTTTGTGATGGAGGTGAACATGTGCTTTGTTTGAACTGAACTCAGTGTAAAGGAGATGAGCAGCAGTGACCATACATTGTGCCACTGGTCTCACTGTCACATGAATACTGTTTTGGTACGCTTGGCGAGTCGAACCTGTCGTGCAGTTGCTAACACTGCCTGACGTGCTCTCAGTTCCTCTGCAGCAGTCTCAGCAGTGCGGTGGCGATGCCATTCCATAAATGCTGCCTGCCATTCCACTTGCTTGGTCATGTGTTTGAAAATGAACTTGAGAGAATCATACAGTCAGAACCAACCACAACTGACATATCAGAAGACAGTGCCTAGACTGTCCATTAGTAACTGCCAATCAAATTGCCAAAGCAATCGTGAATGTATGCGGGTGAGTTGCTTTCGTCCGCCATCGACAAACATACCTCCATGGCGTGCATCTCATCGGTTGTGGTCTCTTTCTCGTCCAGTGCAGGACACGAAACAATGTAAGTCATTTTTTTGTGTTTTTGTGTTTTTTGAAATTACTCGAAGGTGGGTATCTTGTCAAGTGCTTCGCTACGATACATTGAAGCGAAGAAACCAGCATAACCAACACTGTTGATACCAGTTTGGTGCTGAATCTCTCGCGTATCGTCTGCGGCACGAACTGTCCACACAGTTTGCTTGGTGTGGAGATCAGATGACATTGAAAGAATCATGATTCAGAAGGTAGTTTGCGACGAATGGACTCGATTTGATGATTTGGAAACTCAGAATGAATGTGATTGATACAATCATCCATGTCCACACATTCTTCAATTGTGACGAATGTGAACTTGTCTGGATTCTTTTTAAGAGAAAGAATAACTTTGAAATTATCCATTAGATTAGGAATTCCTCCATGTAGTAATCAACAGTGACTTCAAGTTTTGCTGCTTCTTCTTCAAATGCAGCATAAAATGCTTCATCAATGTTGTAATCATCTGCATGATTACAGAAAAGATCAAGTGTTGAGTCGTGCATGGGTGTTTTGCTGATGTGCTTAGTATAGAGCAGAGTGGGGCAGAGTCAGGGCAGAGTGGACAGTGCCTTAATCGTCCGGTAGTAAAGAATCTAGCATATCCTGATCATAGAAATCCAGGATTTCTGATTTGATTTCTTCTTCACCCCAATGCTTAATGTTCTCTTCAATACTCTCAATGGCAAATGTGATGAGAGTGTCCATATCCATTCCCTCAACAATCATCTCAGCGTAGTTGAGTTTGAATTGGTCAAGTTGTTTGGAGTTCATAGTGTTTTTGTCTTCAGGATGCCATGTGCCAAACTTTTCGGGAGAATACCAGAAGTCCTCCCAATCCATTGCAGTTGCCTCTGTAGTGCTCATGAGTCGTACCCGAGTGATCTTAGGATAGCATTGCGACATTCGTATGCAACCAACTCGTTAGGAAAGGTTGCAATGCGTTGGTGGTCTTCCTTCCAATACATGGCCCAGCGAGTGCTGCTCCAAATCTGTTTGATCTTGATTGGATTGTCAAGACCCAAAGGATGTGGTTTCATGTGTTCGTCTGAACTGAACCTAGTATGAAGGAGCACGGAGCAGTTTCCATGGCACTTGTGCCAGTTCCTCGTTCGTCATATCAATGTAGGAAACAAACAGTTTTTTTTCCATTTCCCGTGCTTCCACTTCATGTGGTTGATCCCTATAGTCAAAATTATCTATAGGAACTTCGGAGTAGCACAGTTTTCCCTGGCGAAATTGTAGGTCACCGCGTACCCATTGCCCCACATGGACGAGTTCATGGAAAAGGATCTGCGTGTAGACGAATTTATACATGTTGGATTGAAGTTCAATCAAAAAACTCCTAGGTTTTGATTTTTTTGAGTTTTTTGAAATATCGCACCAACCATATACCCCGTCCCTCTTCATACCACGATGAACAATGTTGATCTCAAGATTGTGCCTTGGGAAATAGGTATTCAGAAACCGAGAGGTAATATCCTCGCAGAGTTTCTTAGAATAACCATATCCAGAAGTGTGAATGATAGACATGTGCCCCAGTGGAGAAACCAGATGAATGATGAAACAAATAGAAGTTTTTCTTTACTTGTCATAGGCATCGTGGATTACCTGTGTACCCCATTATTATACACAAAAAAAGAGGGGTGCGAACCCCTCTGTGCCAGTTTTGAAATTGTCTTATGGGTCGTATGATGCAGATGCAACTTCTAGAATTGACTCATCATCATAGAAGTATTCTTCATAGAAGAATGATGTTTCATCATCACTTTCCTTTACATCTACACCTAGGATGTGAAAGAATTCTTCTTCATTCATGGCATCTTGTACTCCCCCAAATTCTCAACATAAACATCGTTAATTTGTTCTTTACCAGAAAGTTGCAGGAGTTTCTTCCATTCCCAGTAAGATGGTGGTTCACTCGCAATGCCATCAATCATGACATCCAGAGTAACACGATAACGTGTGAGTTTTTTTGAGAGTGTTTGATGACCCATTGAGACCTCGTGCTAGTGTTTAGATTCTAATCGGATTGGACACTTTTGTCAAGTAATTTAAACTGTCTTTCAAACTCATACTTAAGTTTGTAAAGTGACCTCTGTAGGTAATTTGTATATTCAAATTCCTCACTAAGTTTCAATAGATTTTCAACCTGCTGCATTGCTGCTAACAGGTTGAACATTTTTTTCTCGTCTTCGCTATATTTAGCGGAGTTACCGAAGTTTTGTAACATTAAAACTCTTTCAGTAGTTTCATAGTCTCAGGATCGAACTGTTCAACTACTCCACCGGACATCCAATCAGACTCATCTGATTCAATGAAAGACTCCCAGTTACTTTCGATGCACTCACGCATGTCAAAATCACTTTGATCGTACATAAATTCAGTCATAGGATGAAACCTTTTGAAGTTTTTTAATGAGTGTGCTGAAATCAGAAATTCGACTTCTTCTACTGAATGTGTCCTTTGCACATTCAAGACCAATGGTAAGATCAACAAATTCTGAATATGATAATTCAAGAGATTTGTTAGTCCCGTTGTCTTTGATGACGATTGAATTAGTCAAGGAACTCCATGATGTAAAAGTTGGGGGTGACACCGAGTTGCTCGGATCTCTCTAGTATCTCATAGAGGTACTTCTCCAATTCATATGAATGGAGATCCTCATGATAGTAATCGGGGATGCCGATGTCAATGGTAGTTTCGGTCAGCATGAGGATCTATCCACAGTGTGATTATGTATTATATACTCCCTCAGGACTCAATGTCACCTTCGGGAATCCGTACAGGTTCTGGTGCAACCTGATCTTCAAACTGGTGCATGTCATAGGCAAACCAGTTACCATTGCGGAAAATGTAAGAATACTCTTCACCAATAGAGAAGAAATCTTCCATGTCCTTAGACAGACTAGGAGGAGTATCCTCACCACGCTCAGAGTAATATTGAGGGCCATATTCCTCAACCTCACGCTTAGTGGTGCCACCGTATTCGTTGCGGTCGCTATTCCAACGCTCAGTAGTCCAAGCGCAGGACATGTCACCACCATCGATGAGTTCTGCTACTTTCTCCTTCGTACCGTAGTGTGAGACGAGTACCTTGCCCAACCAAGAAGGATAACCGTCCCAATGATGATAAGCAGAGAGAAGAGAACCATCCTTGAGCTCCAGGGCTATGCGTGAACGAGTTGCCATGTCAGTGATTTGTTTGACTCTCTTAATATACATGGTTTGGGGGTGCTGTGGGCACCACCTGGGCCACTTTAAAAACTGTCCTCAGGTTGTGAAGGATTCCACAACAGCGCTGGCAACTTCGTCTGAAATGGTGTAAACTCTTGCGTCATGGATTTTTTGCCTTAGATTTCCATAGTATTCTGAGTAATTTTCTTGGTCATATTCAGTGATGAGGTCAAAACATTCCTCATCATCATTTGCTACAACATTCCACAAACCACCATATTCTGATGTAGGG